ACGAAGGAACATCGAGCAGATCGCTGTACTCTTGGCAATGTGAACAACAGAATTCGGATTCTCCCATAAATGGGATATCCCGGATTGTCACACCACCAAGGAGCTGTTTCAGTGATCCATTGAGCCGTTGCATTTCCTTCCGTTCAGAGTTAGACAGATTTCTTTTCTGCTTCCTTAACTTCTTTTCCTTCCTATTGAGCTTTCCAATGGAGTCTAAGAGCTCCACCCTTTCCCAATAACAATCCAATCCTGCGACAAGCTCCACCATCGGTCCGAGTCTCCCCGGGCCAGCAGGTTTCACCCATCCATATTTCCTAACCTCCGTTCTCGCGTCGAAACCCTGAGCATACGCAAATGGGCAAAAGTTTCCTCTAGGCAAGTCCAATCTGCCATCGAGTACTTCCTTCACTTCATTCACATCTACCTTCCACTGCGATTGAGCCACGAAGGGTCTTATGTAATCAGCTCCTGCACACTCTGTCACCGACATTTCTGCCAGCTCCAAGTCAACCGCCGTCTTCTTCTCACCGAAGATGATCCCCATATTAAGAAAAGGGATCTCTTTCACCTGGTTATCATGCCAAGTTACTTTAAAATACTTACTGTTAAGGTAACAGAAAGTGTGAGCAAGATAGTTCTTCCCTGTGGACATCACGAAACCGGCAAAGCCGATCTGTTTCTGCCATCGTCCATACGACCTTCTAGGGATAAGACTAAGGTTGTCGTCTCCGTTAATTAAAACCGGAGCACGCAGTGCGTCTTCTTGTAATTCTCTGTCATGAGGATTCACCGCACGCAAATGCAGCAAATTGACAGCGTAATTGATTACACATAGGATCGGAAAAGAGAAAAGAGAACCCATGAGTTGGCCGCGTCTTTGCGGTACGGATACGACTGTATAGCCTTCCTTCAGTTTTATTCTGATATCGCCGCCTAACTCCTTTATTCTCTCTACTTCCTCTTCGGTAGGAACACCTGTAACATTTGCTTCCAGCCTGGTCTTAAGCATATTGCCCTTAACCAGCTTCCGCACCCATTCCTCTTCAAACCATGAGTCGATCACCGCCTCCGTGACCCATTGAAAGATTGTGTTCGTAGCCCCCTTATAATCACCAGAATTGAAGACGATTTCGTCTTCAGGTGTTGTTGAACTACGCGCACTTTCTTCCATGAGCCACTTCACGTGATCAGATGTCATGGGTTCCCCAATTAGTTTGAATTGAGGAAGAGCAAAGAGCTTAGACCACATGGAATGCTGGACATCATGCCAAAGGGAATTCAAAAAGAAATTCCCTTTACTTATAGGTCGAACCTTCAAAGGCTCTCGGATCCCTACAAATCGCACAACATTCATCACTTCATTAATCTCCACTCTCCTTCTAACTATCATGCAGCCGTCTCTTTCTGATACTTGATCAAAAAGTTTAAACAACCAGGAGTCAGGTTCAACCTCGCCACGTTCCCATACGGAGTCTTCCATTGCTATAAGAT